CTCCTAAAGGTAACCATTCAGTATAACCACTAGTACCATTTAAACGTACATAGGGTGTTAATTTTGCATTGTTTGGTATTATATCGCTCGTGCATAATGAAAGCGATAAAGATGATGATATGACACTCCCTAATGTAAAATCATCAGAAGGAACAATACTATCCCCTATATCGAAATCTATAACAGAATCATTTAAATAAGTTACTGCATTAATAATTACTTTTGCTTCAAATTGTCTATCTTTTGCAATTAAATATTGTGCAAATAAAGTGCTTACTGCATACATGGTCCACCCCCTATTGTTCCGTTAGGGTTAACTTTAGCCCTGACCATTGAATATCCATTCCTTTACCCACTGCAAAAGGGGCTGGCCTGTTGCCTACATAAAGCTTTTTAGTTACATAATCGCCAACCATTGGATCTGGATAATAAAAATCAAAAAACACTCCACCCATAGCTTGCAGTATAGAAGATATTTCCGACCAATTAAGAAGTCCCCAAGACATATCAATTTGCCTCTTAACAGCTATTCTGTCTCTTGTTAACGTACCATTAGAGGTACGAACTGAAGAATCACCATTATCCAAATCCATAGTTGTTACTGAGAATTGTTCCGGGTATGCTGCAATTTCTACATCATTTATTTTCAACAGCATCATAGCACCTCCTTAAATAGTTAACAGGGTTATTCCTGCCTGACGTTGAGCTGAGTTTATAGACCTTATTGCTATTTTACCAAATTCAGTTTCACCAATTTTTAAAATTATATCGCCATTTTGATTTTTAAGTGTTGCTAATATTTGGGTAAGTAATGCAACTATTTCTCTATTGTCACCACCTGAATTGCCCAACATTGCTTTTAACTTGGACAATGGAGCAACAACTTCTGGGTCGGCGGATGCTCCCCTGTTGTCACCTACCATTGCTAAAGTTGGAGCAGATACAAGACCACCATTTGCTAAATGAGGTACTAGAGGTATATTAAGACCTCCACCACCTATATGTCCAATACCTGGTATATCCATTGAAGGTAGTTGGATTGAGTTTATAGCTCTTATTAAACTGTTTATCCCATCTATACAAGTATTGATTATCCCTTTAAAGAAATTACCTATGCCTCCAAGTACACCACCTATTGCACTCACCATATCCCTGAACACTCCCACAACAGTACCTTTCATTGTTTTGAAATGGCCTGTAATAAAGTCTGCAACTGTCTTGACAGCTCCACTTAATGTTGTGTAGATGTTAGTTCCCCATGTTTTAAAGGCGGATACCACGTCATTGAATACGCCTCCGATATTTTTGCCTAAAGTCTTGAAAAGGCCTAGTGCAAAATCGGCTGCTGTCTTCACTGCTTTGCTCAATGCTGTGTATATGATGCCTCCCCATTTTGCAACGAAAGTTACAACATCGTTAAAGACACCTGAGATATTTTTGCCTAATGCTTTAAAAAGACCTAACGCAAAATCAGCTGCTGTCTTTACCGCTTTACTTAGTGCCGTATATATATTTGTTCCCCATGTTGCAAAGAAAGTTACCACATCATTAAATACACCTGAGATATCTTTTCCTAGTGCTTTGAAAAGACCTGTTACGAAGTCGGCTGCTGTCTTAACTGCCCCGCTTAATGTTGTATATATAATGCCTCCCCATTTTGTAAAGAAATCTCCTATACTATTGAATATGGAAACTGCTGCATCCGATATAGCTTTAAATGCTTTACCCATAAATTCTTTCACTGTGTCCCAATTCTTGTACAATAAAACTCCTATTGCTATAACAGCGACAACTGCTAGAACTACTAACCCAATAGGGCTTGTAAGAAACGCCATTGCTACTCCAAATGCTGTAGTTGCTATTGTTGCAATACCACATACTACTGTCCATGCTGCGGTTGCTACGTTAGATGCTAGCTGTGCAATACCATGAGCTATTATCTCAATTTTGTCCAACACTAGTGCTGCTTTCTTAATTACAAATGCTGCTGCTTGTTTACCTAGAGCAACTATGGTCTCACCCACACCGACAACAAAGTTTTTTGCTTGCGTTAAGGTTAAGTCAATCCATATAAGTTTATTGGCTACCATCTCTATACCATTCTTTATAAACCCACCATTCATGAGAAGTAAAGCCCTCAAGACACCTCCTGACGCTTCTATAAAGGACAGAATCTTGATTACTTGCCACGCTCCAAAGAAAGCTATGATTAGTGTGGTTATAACTGCTGTTGCTGTCTGATGTTTCGTCATCCAGTCTCCTACAGCGTTCAAAGCAGAAGCTAAGTTGTGTAACACAGATATTATAACCCCACCCGTCCACTTAGCAATCGGTGACAAGAAATTATTCCATAGCCATAAGAATACTGGTTGCATGGCTGTTAATAATGGATTCAAGACTCTCAGGCATCCTGATAGTATATCTAAAAATGCAGGTAAAACTTTCTCAATAGTCCATTTAGCTAAAGGAACTAAAAGATTAAAATATGCCCACTTTAAACCATCCCATATTGTACTTGCTAAAGGTGCTAGTGCCTCCTTAAGTTTGTCAAATGCCGCTATTAAAGGAGCGAAACTTATATTTTTAAGGGGTGTCAGAAATTGGTCAATAATATCTCTAAGTCCCTTGAGTTTATCACTAAAATCTGTAGTTTTAGGTGCTGGAACATTAATAGCGGGTATTGTCATTCCTGCGGGAAGTCCCGCTGATCCTCCTGTATTTACTGGTGTTGTATCTGCTTTTTCTGCTTTTGGTTTTGAAAGAACATTTAATTGGTCAAACCCTGCTAGCGAACCTTTAATAACCGCTGCTGCCGCTTTTGTTGCTGCTGCTTGTTTTGTTGCTGCTGTTGCTGCTTTATCTGCAGACGCTGCTGCTCCATCCGTTGCTGAGCTTGTCATTGCTGACGCTGTTGCTGCTGAAGCTGACGCTGCTGCTGAACCAAACAACATTTCGGTAAAGGCTTGGAAGTATTGTGCCGCTACTTGTAACTTAAGTATTAACCAGTTTAATCCTTGTAATACGGGGGTTAACATATTAATAAAGCCTTGTCCCAAAGTTCCCTTTAACACATCAAACTGAGTTGATAGTATTCTAACTTGGTTAGCCCAACTTCCTGAGGTTCTCGCAAAATCGCCTTGTGCGTCCTTAGTTACAGATAGCAAGTAATTATATCTAAGTAGTGTTTGTGATGCTTGGTCCATCTTTTGGTAGCTAGTCGTTATACCTTCTTTTAATGCGAATGCAGATAAATTGGCAACATCCATATTAATGCCTAATTGTTTAAGAGGCATAGTTTCACCTGATATGCCTGCCCTTATCTTTTCAAAAGCATCCTCGGTATTTAAATTATAGAAAGACGCTAAATCCCCTGTTAATCCTGTAACACCTTCCGACATAGTTGTCAATTGCTGTCCTACTATTCCCGAGCTTTTCATCATTGCTCCAATTGTGGAGGAGAACTTTTTAGCACTATATTCACTCAATCCAAACTGTGTAATAGCATTTTTTGAAAATGTATTTATCTGACTAGACATATTACCAAAAGTTACATCAACAACATTTTGTACTTCATTAAGGTTAGAAGCAAGCTCAATACAACTAGCCCCAAAGCCCACTACAGCTTTTATAGCGAATGCTGCCGCAATTATAGTTCCGAGTTTTGTAAATGCTCCTCCAACAGTACTTTCAGCATTTCTTGCTATACTATTCATTTGACTATTGAATCCTGTCTGATTGACTCCAAGGTTTAAGTCAATAGTTCCAACACTTTCACCCATTTATTTCACCCCCTTATCCAAACATTTTCGCAAGCATATTATTTAACTCTTTCATGTCCCTGTCTAGTTTCTCAGTATCTTCCAACCTGTTCAACGCAACTTTCTTCTGCCATTCTGAGTATATTCTATCTTGACCAGAAGAAAATTTTCTGATTACTTCCATATCTGTTTCAGCTCTTATGCCTATTACTTGGCCCAAAGGTGTTTCAGGCATTAGACCCCCCACTAAGGTACAGAATTCCATCCAGGGCATGTCCGCCTCATTTCTTATTCTTATACCATATTGGGCAGCTAGACTGGATTCAATTAATACCCAGTCATCCCTCAAGTCATACCAACTATCTTGGGTCATAGTACTATTTTGGAAATCGTGCTTCTGCCTCCTCATAAGTCACATCTTGCATTGCTGCCAATATTGCTGTGATTATTACTTTAAAGTTAGTGATAGACATATCTTGAATGCCTATTTCCTCAGCTGCTTCTGCCCCAAGAGATAACTCTATTGCCTTTAACATACTTTCAGATTTGCTATCTGCTGCAAGCTCTTCAAATTTCATTACATTAGCCATAGAATCATTTACTTCATAGCTCTTATCTCCAATTGTTATTACGGGTTTGTCTTTACTTAGTTTATCGGATATGTTAATAATTTTAGCCATTTAATATCGCCACCTTATTTTTATTTTAAAGAGTCAGCCCCTAAGAGCTGACTTATACTATCCTGCTACTGGAGGGGTATATACAGGTAGACCGTCAGACAATATATCAAAGTCCAAAGCATCTATCTTAGTTGAATCTCCACCCGCAGGTGTCTTTAAATCAATGATACAATCCACTGCTAATTTAGCCCCATTTGGTAATGTCCATTCCAGAGCTGATTGACAAGCTTGACCTGTAGCAAGCAATGTGCCTGCTACATAGTCATTTCCTGGGTCACCGTAGTTTCTCTTGCCCTTAAACCCTATAGTCAAACTTTTACCTGTTACTGCTTGTCTTGACCAACCTGCTAAGTCTAGAGGTGTCCATTCTTCTTTCTTGCCATTAATAGTTACAGTAAAGGTTTCTAGGTCCTTAATAAGTACAAGGGTGCCCGGGGCACCTCTACCTGCTGTGTTAATTTTAAATAGGTTTGAATGTACTGGAAATACTCCTGAAGGTGCTGTCATTTACAAAACCTCTCTTTCATAATAAATTATTATTTCTATAACATACTCATATATATTATTCGTATCTGTTCCGACACTTATAGGCTCCGAGTGTTTAAGTTCAAACTGAATTATTCTATTACCACCTATAATCGCCGTTTGGCCAAGTAACTTGTTATAAACTTCTATAGCCTTTTGCTCTGCATTATCAGGATTTGTGCCCCAGTGTACCAATATACTTACTCCTTTACTGGCGTATCCGGTATTGGGTAATCCACCTATAGCTAAATTGGGGGGTGGACCTTGTAAATTATATAATCCAATGCATTGCTCTTTACTACCTTCTATTTTTCCTATATACCATTGTGGAGAATCTACTACAGATTTAAGCCAGTTTTTAAAATCTTTTAAAGATAATGTCATCTCACGATACCCCCACTTAGTTGCTTAAAAAATTTTCTAAAAGCCTTTTGTGCAAATTCCATCTTGTCTCCACTTATATAGCCCTCTAACCATTGACCTTGTGCATTTGCGTTTTTATCAGTTCTAAAATTATATTCGGGATGAAAATAAACCCTACTAGCATAAGGAACAGTGTAAACTAACTTTACTTTACCTTGTTTTATTCTAGTCATATCAATGGATGCACTTCTTTCAAGATCTCCATTTTGTTTTGGAGTTACTGCACTTGTCATAACATCTGTTTTTAAAGCCTCCGCTGTCATTCCTAACGCCTGTGTCTGAGCATTGATTAATCGAATTAAAGCAGAATGATTCATAGTTATCCTTATATTCCCCACTTACATCAACTCCAACACAGTGGAAAATACACTGCCATCAGGGTTACGTGGTCTTGAAGCTATGAATATATCCTTTTTTACTCCATTGACTTCTATATATCCGTCAATTAAGTTATTTGGGTTGATGTCACCTTGAATAATTACTTTACCTGAAAGAGTTACCAATTTTCTTTCTTTATCAAAGATTTGTTTTGTTTTTTCAGTGTAATTACATAACCCATCATATAAAATTATAGGCACAGGTCCACTGTCTTCACTTAATTCTACTTGATATATTTTTACAGGAGTAACTAGCATCCATTTAGGGAAATTAAATTTCCTAATCATAACATTTTAATAGAAGGAAGAGGAAGAAGCTCTTTAACACTTTTCGATAAACCATCATCGTTATAAGTAATATCCATATTTTCAAATTTTGCTTCTTTCAGACCTTCATTACCTTTTTTATTATAATTAATAGTTACATACTCAATTACTGCATCCGGATATATTACAGATACATCCACTATTGATTTAGAATTTAAATAATTAGTTATTAAAGTTGTAGCCTTTCTGATATATATATTTAATAGAGGATCTTCATTATCATCTGTATTTAATAATATTTTTAGATCATCAAGTACCATATTTATACACCTTCTTTGCTTTCTTCCTTTTCATATATAAGTTTTTCTACTAAATTTAATTTTGTAAAACTTTCTACCTCAGATGCTAGTATATAAATTTTTTCTCCTATGGTATGAATTAATTCACCATACTTAACATTTGCTAGTAATTTAACTTTTACTTTTTCATCTTTTGCAATTTCTACTGGTATTATTGGGTCACCCGGAGTTATTGTTTCTTCTTTTTTATCAGTCATTTAAATCACTTTTCCTTTCAATATAAAAATAAGAAGGGATTATCCCCTCCTTTCTACTATGAGTTAACTGTTGCTATGAATATATTATCAATACTCTCAAATGATGGTAGCGTAATTGCCGATACTTTTGTATTTACATTTACAGGATCTATTTCTTTTGAAGTAGTTATTGCAACACCTAAATTAACAATAGTCACATCTGCATTTGCTCCAGACATAAGATCTGATTCCTCTGGTGTAGTACCAAAATAAGTATTTCCTAAATCACCATCAGGTAATAAGGTGAAAACATCATCTGGGAAGAATAAAGTTGCCGCTCCATCATAATTTGTGAACATCTTATTATAAACAGCTACAGCTAACCCAAGTTTAGCTTGTAAGTATTGTTTAAGCATGGTATCAGTCATTATAATATTTACTCCACCACTAGGATTAAGATCAAGCTTAATGGAAATATTCATAAGTAAGTAATTCCAAGTCTTTCTAGTACAAATTGCCCTTGTTGGTCTACTTCCAGTATCGCCCTCGATTTTATCCTGCCACCTTTGAATGTCTTGTATAGGTGTAGCTGTTGTAAGAGCTGACCATTTAGCTGTTGTAAGTAAAGCTTGTTTATGAGCTTCTAGGAATTTATAATCATACTCATAGTCAACTCTATTTGCATTTATTGAAATATTACCTGTACTAAGTAATTGCATTCTCATTCTTTCTGCCGCTACTTCAGCACCAGCTACTAGATTTGATACATCATCATAAATTGAAGTTATTAGAGGCTCTACTAAAGCAAAATTAGCTGAAGCATATACTTTATTTAGTTCTTGTCTATCTTTTTCACCTATTCTCATAGATTCTTTGAAAAATGGCATTTCAGTTTCAATTTTAGCAAAGCCAATTCTGTCTCTTAGTGTTGCTTTAGTATCAAAAGCAGATGGTTTTAATATTGCTGGCAATCCTTTTGATCCTTTAATCCAAGCTAAATCAAGTCCTAATTGTTTTTTAGCTGGAAATAGTGTTGCTCCCATGTATGGAATTGCTAGTGAGGGATTATTGGTGTAGTACAATCCAATTTCTTTTGCTTTGAATAAATCATAAATATTAGGCATCTATATCACCATTCCTTTTATTATTATTTTAAAAATATTATTCTTGCTTTTAGAGCTGCTATTGCATCAGCCACTGGAGCTACTGGTAACTTAACTATATTAATAAATCCATGAAGAATCATTGAACCTGAAGCTGGGCCATAAGTTACATCAACATCATCCATAAGTACACCCTCTGCGTCTACTGCAGCTCCTGCGGTTGTTGTTGCTCCAGCTTGGGTATTATGTGCAGATACTTTTACAGTATCATTTATTAAAACCGCATTGGCACCACCAGTTCCGCCAACAATAGTCCCAGCAAGTACTAGTTTCTTACCATCAGCATTAGCTACAATACCAGCATCATCCACCATTACTGGTATAGATACATAATGATTTCCAAATTTCAATATTTCTGATTTATTTGTATAAGTTGTTTGTGCAAATTTCATAATTTACAATTCCTCCTTTTTATTCAAAATAATTTTTAGCTGTTGCGGCTTGCTTTTGAGATTCCTGAGCTTGAAGTGCAAGTTTCATTCCCATACTATTTGGATCAACTCCACCTTTTGCATCTGGTGGAACATATCCGCTCTTTAATTTCTCAGCTACCAATGATGTAACACTTGAATTAAGTATGGTTTCAAATTTAGTAAGATTCTCGTTTGTGCTAGCCTCATCCGCACCAATAAAGTAATCCACTAAGTCAGTTGGCAATTTTTTGTCACTAAGAGTCTTTAAAGCATTTGTTTTTAAGTCTTTTCTTGCAGATTCATTTCTCATTTTTTCCATTTCAGTCTTCATATTTTCAAGAGCAATTTCATTTGGGTCCTTAGTTGGAAACTTCTTTTTAACTTCTGCATCTACTAGCGTGGCTAGGTTATTAGTTTTAAATGTTTCAATGCCTTTAGTTAAGTGCTTATCTTTCTCACTATCCATCCAACTTTTAAAATCAGCCTCGTTCATTTTGCTTTTGAAAGCTTCTAAACCACTAAATTTCTTTACCAATTCAGAACCTTTTAGCGCATCATCGACGTGTTCATCATCCTTTAAACTATTTATTAAACTTATTACATCTTTTTTTAACATTTATTTATCTCCTTTAGCCCTTCAAACAGCATTAAGCTCCTAGAAACGCAATTTATTTTTATATTAAAAAGACACCCTTTCGAGTGCCTATATTGTATTATTCAGTTATTACGCTAGCGTCAACATATTTTCCGAGTTGCTTTTTGAACCCCTTGTAACCGTTGGTATGACTTAGTTCTAACTAGTTGAGACTAATTATAACTAATACGACATAACTACTTAACCATATTTATATCATGATTAAAACATAGTCTAAAGTAAAAGACACCCTTGCGGATGCCCTTACTTTTTGTTATTTTTCAATTCTTCAAGAAGTTTTTCATCTTCTACAAACTCTCGCATTTTGATTGTTACCCAGGTGCTAACTTTAATTCCCTTTGGCTCAGAATATTTACAAAAATCTGCATATACTTTTTCATCAATACTCATGTTTTGCCTTTTAACTACCATATATAATCATCCCCTGAGAATAATTATATATCATATTTTATATTTTTGATAATGAATGATTATTAGTGTGTATTTATACATACTAATGTGACAGATTATTTTCCTATGTCGACACTAAGTTATAAGCTTTTTGCAATTGTATGTTTCAACCAACTATATAGTTGGTAACCCCAATTTATATGACCTATTCCGTTAATATGCGTACTGGCATGCCAACCATAGGTAGTATTAAATAAATTGCCTTTTGTTAGGTCTACAACTGCATCAGGCAAATTAACTCTTCTCATTGAACAGCTTTCTGCTGTGGGCTGTACAAAGTAAAATGGAACCATGTAAATATTATTTGCTTCACTTGCAACATTACCATAAACTTTCTGTAGCATATCCATTACACCATATTGTTGAGTGTGTCTGCTACCTTGGTCACCATTGTCATTCCATATAGTCATATCTTTTGAGCAATTAGGGTGGAGTGATGGAAAATAGGTTCCTCCTGCATCAGATAGCACTAAAGCAATAATCATATTTGGATATTCTGTTTTAATTATATTTATTAGTTGTTGATATTGTGCAAGAGTTCCACCACCATTAGCACCTAACATTATTGTAATATGAGTTGGAGTACACACATCTATACTATTAATATTTCCTGCATTAATTAATGTTCCTGTACCATTACCTAAGGTTAGTCGGTTACCTGCATCATCAAGAGTTCTATATTTTGCAATCCAAGCCTTTATACTAAAAAGGCTTGTTATATCACTCTTAAAATCAGTCACAGTCCCATCTAAGTATGCGCTTAGTGATATCCCCCTTATTCCTTCATGGTAAGTAGTAACTGGGTAATTAACACTATTGTAATTCATCGTTCTAGTTTTTTGATAATGACCTAAGAATCTACAATCATATCCAACTCCACCATTATCAATGTTATCCATCATAAAAAATTGCTTACACATTAGATGATATGCCCAATTTGCTATATTATCATCATCTATAACGGTTGCTTGTTCTGCATAGGTTATACTATCTCCAATGGCTAAAACAAAAGGAATAGCATTTTTTGTAACTGAGTTTAGGGTCGAGGTATGAATGATATTGAAATTTGAGTCTGATATATCATTCCCAGTTATTCCGATATTCACAGTTATATCCAAATTATTTACTCCATTATTATAGGTAATAGTAGGATTGCTTTCATTGGAATCTATTACTTTCATTGGAGCTGTGAATACCACTCTATCAACACCTTCTTTGAACCGAATATTTTTCTCTTGTGTTAGCCCATTAAAAAAGTGGTCTAAATATATAGCTGATGAATAATTTCTGTTTCTACCCTTTTTAGTGGAAATAACATCATTACAAGTAGTATAGATTTTATAAGGATATATATAAGGCATAGGTACCTTATTTGCTATTACACGTTCTAAAGTACTTACTCTACCATTAAGTTTTATTACTGTGTCTTTAATTGTAGTATTGATTGTAGCACTATATATATTTTGTGTATTGAATGATAGTCTTACATATGCACCATTTGAAGGTGCAGTTATAGTTTGTGCTAGTGGTACAGTAGTACTTGTTGCGGAATAACTTTTTATAAAGTTTTTAGTTACGTCATAAAAACAAACTGTACCAACTACAACGTGTCCAAATATATTGCACGTAATAACGTCAAATGGATTTATGTTAATAAAATCGGTATAAAACCAATGTATATCAGTAGAACTTAATACGTTTCCATCTACTCCTAAATATCCTATACTATTAGTTGTTGCTGTAGAAAGGTCTACTGTATTTGTGGTTTGATTTTCTAATGATTTTATCCTTGGAAGCATCATTGTACTTATTGTTATTACATTATCGGTATAAGAGGAAATTCCGTCAAATCTAGCCGCCCAACAAAACCTTACAAAAGCAGTATTTGCTGGAGCTACAATAGTACCACTTGTTAAGGTAGCTATTCCAGTAGCAAATGCTACACCTGATATAGGAGCTTTTAAAGTTGTATAAAATGATATAGAACTAACTACTGTCTGCCCATGAAGGCTATATTGTATAATGGAACCCGGTTGAGATACAATAAAATCAGTATAAACATAATTAGGGTCTCCGAGAGAAACACCATAGTCTGAAGAACGAATATATCCACCTGATGTTGGGTATGTACCAATTATAGAATCAAATGCAATACTTTGTTTTAAATATCCTATATCTAATGACATAGGGTCTAACCTTGCGCTAAGTGTTGCATTCCCACCTCTAGCATCTATTCCTTCTTGCCATGAAGTACCCTGATATATTCCACCCGCTACCCATATAGTACCATTCCAGTAATTCCATTTACCATCGCTACTAGTTAAATAAATGGCTGTTTTTACTGCATTAACATCTGCTATAATATTTGCTAGTGATACATAAACACCTTTGGGACTACCACTTGATATACTTATTATCGCACTTGTATTATTAGCTATTTTCGAAGCATTAGCAATTATATCGGTCATAGCTTTATTAAGATTTATATTTGATATATCTAACGCAGATTGTGGTGCTTTTGCTCCAACTTGGGACGTCATATTAGCCAA